TTTTGCAAACTTACCTTGCTCTTTACCAATAATAAAGTCACCTGTGAATTTAATTGGTATGCCAACTGGCTTACCCTTAAACACTAAATTACGAACAACTACACCTTCATGTTTATTAAGGTGACCGATCTCAGATAACAAAGCTCCTTTAAGAATCTGACCCATAAGAATAGTAGCTTGAACGAACACTGCACCATCGACAGCTATCTTTACTGTTACATCATTATTATCCTTAATAACAGTGTTTAACGGGACACGACCGATAACATTCTTATAATTTTTATTACTAAAAGGACTTACCTTCATATTGTCGACAAGAGTAACTACTTTACCATTTGGACTGCGAGCTTCACTTAACCATGCAGCAAGTCTCTTTGTAACAGCGTGATCTGGTGTATATAAAACTGTTAATTCGGAATTAAGTGCAGGACTGAAGTCAACATCTTCTGTACCCTCTTCAAGTTCAGCAGGTATTGAACTATATACATCAAAACCAAATTGCTTAGCAATAGGTCGCACTTTCTTGACAACATCCTCTAATGCGTTTCTATTATAATTAACTTCACGCGCTTTTCTGGTAGCTAGATCGATCTCATTGACACCGTGAATGGCTAAAAAGTTTCTATCATATCCTACAACGTTTGTTTGACCGTATACATACTCCATGTTAAAGAAGTGCTGTTTTTCCTTACCAAAGAATTTTAATTTTTTTAAATCGCTTTCAATTGAAGGCAGCGCTGTATTAAAGATATTTAAAATAATACTACCTGCTTCAATCAAACCATGCTTTTGAGTAGGATCTTTCTTATTAACAAATCTTGAACCAAGTCTATCAAGCGTCACACCTTTTATATCATCTTCATTATTTTTTGTTCCACGCTCAACACCGAACTCCATATGACCTTCAGAATTGAGACGTATGCTACCATCAAGATTTCTTGCAATCTTAATAGAAACGTTTGAACCGTCAATCTTCACAGCTGGTCGCTCTGACTTAATAGCCTTAACAGCTTCTTCAAAAACATTAATTAAATCCTTACCATTATTAACACCGGCCATTTCGTAAGGGTGTGTCATATGACCACCTGCACCACCCTCGTTGAGTACGTTAACCGGTACATAACGCATATAGGGTGGTGGCACCGGTTGTGCAAAAGATTCATTAAAATAGACGTCTTTTAAACTTTTATACATATTATTAAGCCCTATTGTTTATAATATTTTTTATCTTATCGAGCTTTAAATAGAGATTATTTTTGTTAATGGAATTAATAAAAGCTTTATAATTAGGATTATCTAAACGCGTCATATTATCACCTTCATGTGTTGCTATAGCAGATTTTACAGCATCTCTTACTACAAACGCGTTTTCCTTTGTCACTGCTGTTTGATAAAGCTGATCTAAATCACCTTCCGGAAAATTCATTGCGGTTGCCTTTACTAACAACTTAACAAGATCCACGTAACCCTCTGGTGCAACTTCTGTTGTTGCAGGCTCACCAGGTGCAGCTGTTGGCGCAGCATTAGGATCAGGAGCTGTTGCATCTTCAGGGGCTCCCGGATCTTGCTCGGTTAAAAGAGAAAGATAATTATCAATTCGATCAATAAAATTCACACAATTATTTATGCAAATAATAGGTTTTTTGTTTTTAATTGATTGAAGTATTTTCTGCTAAGGAATGTCAAACCGTGGCGTGTAGCATACAGTTTGACATAGCTAAATGTAAATTTATCGTTGTTATATAAATCGGTATGAATCTTAAGATTTTGAAGGAATTCAACGCCATCTCCTGTGTTTTCATCAATCTGTGCTTTAACAGTACCAAATGGTAGACTACCCATAAAAATTCGAATTGGTAGTAATTTTTTAATTTTAACTACTGTACGATAAAGCCATTCGTTTATTACATCTTTACCGTAAATTTCATGTAATTCTGTATTATATGCAGTTTTTTCAAAATATATAAAAGTAGCTGTGCGTTTATGTTTATTGAGAAAATATTCACAAATTTGATGTATTGTATGATGTAAAAGTAATTTTTTAACATCTCGTGAAAATTTGTGTTTTTCAAGTAAACCATATGAAAACAGGTCATTTACTACAACTCTTGAAATTTCTTTACAAATAATTTCAAAGTCAATAATTTTAAAATTGTACTGTACAGGCGTTATTTCCTGGATCATAACCAGATTATAACTGGTCTCGAAATGACTGCAACTCTCCCTTTGGAATCCTGCCAATACGTACATTTATAATACCATTGTAATAATCTTCACGCATCAGGACATCCTTGCTAATTTGCTCTTTAATTTCGTAATACGCAAGAGCCCACTTTGAATTACAAATTTTTATAATTTTAAACACAAACTTATCCTTACCGTGTTTTGCAATATCTTCGTTAAGTTCATTAGAGGAGCTTGTGTATTCACGCCAATCGGAGTCTACATAGTCAATTCTATTTCTTTTTTTACCCTTCAACGGTTTCCGCTTAAGTCTACTATGACATTGCTTCTTACCAATATACTTTTTATTGTTAATAGTATTGGTGATTTCGTAAATAAAACCAAAAAAGTCGCTGGTAACCACAACACCTTCATTTAACTGCCAATGGCCTAAGTCCATCTGATAACTTACATCGATGGACCTAAATTTCTACGCTGTACCCTTATCTTAGGTTTTTTAGAAGATTTGCTAGTCTTACCTCTTTTGCCAGGTTTTGATGGTTTAGCTATCTTAAATTCATCCTTACCATACGCCCACCGTGCATCACCTGGATTAAAGCCATTATCATTATTAGACGGGAATTGATTACCGTACGTACCGGCAGGCTGACCATTTGGTCCACCCATTGCAGTTGCTGCAGAATTAGCTAATTCCTCCATAATAACCTTAAAAGCATTGTCAAACTTACTCATCTTGATTTTTTGTTATCTTACTATATATTTAAGATTAATGCTTGAGGAAATCATTAAAGAGCTTGAAGAAGATCTTAAAATTAACGAACTTAATCTTAAGGATTACCAGCTGCGTTTACCTGCTATAAAACATAAATGGTCAGGTAGACTCATTAGATTGCGTATGAATGTGCTGAGCTTAAAAAAACAACGTGATGCAGCTAAAAATGAAATAATGTCCGAAATTAATAACACGAGCCCTGTTAAGCTTACTCAACCTGTAATCTCTTCAACAGCAGATAGACACAGTAGAATTCAGAAGCTTAATACAAAAATTCAAGAAGCTGAGCTAATTATTGAGCTTTTAGAAAAATCTGAAAAGACCTTAAGCAGTGCGACGTTTGATATTAAAAATTTAATTGAGATTATGAAACTCGAAATGACCTAATATGATTGAGTTTACGTATGACAGTAAGAAAAAAGTCGGTATTTTGTCCGGAGACATGCTTTCTGACATACGTGAACACTTTTCTGTAAAGAATGAAGCAGCCGTGTTTATGCGTCGATATGGTAGGTTTATGCCACCGCGCACTTACGCAATAACACCCACTGGTAGGTTTGAGCCATGCATGTATTTTCCTATAAGAGACTACATTCGCAGCTGTCAATATGTAGGAGAAATCACTAGTAGTAAAGAATTACAAGAGGTAATTTACCCAGCAAACCATACATGGCATCAACAGCTCGATTTTAATTACGACTTACCAAAATTAAATTTACCGCTAAGAGATTATCAAGAGGAAATTGTTAAAAGATGCTTAGGATCCGGTAGAGGTACCATAATTTTAGCTACTGCAGGAGGTAAGACACTAACGTCAGCATCTCTGCTTACTAAAACATATACACTGTATAAATCACAGTTTAACAAAAGGAGCTTTAGGGCTCTCTTTGTTGTTCCAGATAGAGGGTTAGTAGAGCAGACTACACAAGATTTTAAAGATTATGGTGTTCCTTTTAGTGTCTCTAAATGGACAGGTGATGATGATTTGGATTTAACTTCTGAAGTTATAGTAGCAAACCTAGGTATCTTACAGAGTAAAAATAGTGATATATCTTGGCTCGAAGATATTGATCTACTCATTGTGGACGAATGTTTGCGTTCTAATACACTTATAACGACCAATAATGGATATAAAAAAATTCAAGACATCAAGATAGGTGATATAGTTAAATCATATAATCATAAAACACATATGGAAGAGTTTAAACCTGTAATTAACATATGGAAGAATTTAATCAAAAGTAATTCCTATACACATTTTTTAGAAATAGAACTCGAAAACGGATCTATTATACAAGTCACACCAAATCATAAGATATACACAAAACGCGGTATAGTTAGAGCTGATGAGCTTGAATTAACTGACGATATAATAAGCGTTAAATCTTCGAAACTTATGCGCTTGCGTTATAAATATTTATATGCAAAGAAAAATTTTGAAACATACCTGCTTAATATGTGGAGAAGCATCATCATACCAGAGCCGACACCTAAAGTATAATCATCCTAAAGTTAGCTTACAAATGTATTACGATATGCACATTAAACGAGATATGGAAGGTGTTTGCAAATATTGTAACCAGCAAACTGCATTTACCGGTTCGATGATACAAGGTTACGCTGTATTTTGCTCAAATGAATGTCAGTGTAGATATAATGCGCAGCAACGCATCGGCACACATCGTAATAATATGACAAAACAATTAATAAGTCAAAAACGTAAAGCTTTTTTTAAGACTACGGAAGGTAAAAGACAGAGACGCGCGTTAAGCGATAATCGGATCGGCACTCTTAATCCAATACACAAGCAAACACCCGAAGCGAGAATAGCAACTGCTAAAAAAATATCTGATAGTATGAAAAAGCTCATAGCGACAGGTAAATTTACACCATGCATAACCAATTCCTGGTGCAAATCGAGGGCAATTATTAATAATATTCCGTTTAGAAGTTCGTGGGAAGCTGTATTTTATATTTTAAATGATAAACTTGAATATGAGAAAATAAGAATACCGTATATTAATGAGAATGGTATAGAAAAAATATATATTATCGATTTTTTAGACACACACAATAAAAGACTTTTTGAAATAAAACCTAAATGCAATAGACATACACCAAATAATATTTTAAAAGAACAAGCAGCTAATAAATGGGCCTCACAAAACGGATATTTATATTTTATTATTAGCGATGAATATTTTTATATAAATGCAAAAAAAATAGATTACAATCTTTACGACCCTAAACTTAAGGCTTCAATGAACCAATTTTTAAAAAATGAAAATTAAACAGATACGCACAATATTACGAAATAATGAAGATGTATATAATATTGAAGTAGCAGATAATAATAATTATTACGCGAATAATATGCTCGTCAGTAACTGTCACCGTTTAAGAAAAGGTAATAAAGTTAACGATATTTTTAAGCTTATTAAAACACCACATCGTTTTGGTTTTACCGGTACAATGCCTGAAGATGCACTCGATCAATGGAATATAATAGGCAAAATTGGACCTGTAATTTTTGAAAAAAATAGTCACGATTTAAGACAAGATAGCTATGTAAGCAATGTACAAATCACTATTCTTAACTTAATTCATAAAGACGATAAGAGACTTGAATATCGTGATGAACTTAAAAAGTTAATGACAAGCTCCTTTAGAAATAAAGTAATAACTAAGTTAAGTACAAGACTTACAAACAATGCACTTGTAATGGTTGATTATATTGAGCACGGCGAATTACTGTATAATTTTATAAAAACAGCGGCTCCTGATAAACAAGTATTTTTTGTACGTGGTGAAGTGGAAATTGAAGAGCGTGATCGTATTCGTAAACTAATGGAAGATAATAACGATGTAATAGTCGTTGCGATATCAAAGATATTTTCTACAGGTATTAATATTAAAAACTTACATTATATTATCTTTGCTTGCGGTGGTAAGGCTAAAATTAAAATTGTACAATCAATCGGTCGTGGTCTTAGGTTGCATAAAGATAAAAGCCAGCTTATAATATTTGATATTGCTGATAACTTACATTATAGTGAGTTACATTCTGAAAAACGCAAAGCTTTATATGAGAAAGAAACCATTATCTTCACCGAAAAAACCATACAAGAAAGCTAAAGCAAAACCTAAGACAGTAGCTTTACTTAACGAAGTTGTATCTGATGTTCCTCAAGAAGAAATTTTTGGAGATCAAGCTGTAACAGAATTACTTAATGTCGACTCTGTTAAACTTATTGCTGAAGTTGTACCTGAGACACCTAAAAAAATTAAACCTAAAGATAAGGTACATTACGTTAACAGTAAAGAATTTGAGGACGAAATTAAAAATTATTATAATACCGGTAATATTACAATAAAACTTGGAGAGAGTCTCAATAAAATTGCTAACGGTCTTTCATACGCGCCAAATTTTATGAACTATAGTTATAAAGAAGATATGGTTGGTGATGCTATAGTTAAGATGTTTTCAGCTCTTAAAAACAAAAAATTTAAAATTGATTCTGGTTTTAGTCCATTTTCATACTTTACTACAATTGCATTTCATGCTTTTATTAACCGCATTAAAAAAGAAAAGAAACATCATGAGGTAATAAATGAATATAAAGAAAAAGTATATACGGAATTAATGATTGAAGCTAGCGATTCATGTGCTGGCAATATCTATGTAGAACCTACCGGTGATGATGAAATTAATGACGACTGATATTAATATTAAGCAACCAAAAGTCGCAATCTTTTCTGATCTACATCTAGGTGTACATCAAGATTCTGCTGTTTGGCATGAAACAGCATTAAATTGGTGTGATTGGTTTGTAGACGAGCTTAAAGAAAAAAACATTACCGATATTTTCTTTTTAGGTGATTTTTTTCATTATCGCAGCGATGTATCTGTATCAACACTACACGTTGCTTCCCAAATTTTGCAAAAACTAAAAGACTTTAATATTGTCTGCATTGTCGGTAATCACGATTCTTTTTATAAAGATCGATCCGACGTTAATTCACTTTCTATCCTTAACGGTAGAAATAATATATCTGTTATAGATGAACCTACAGAAACTACTTTATTTGGTCAAAGAGTATTATTCTTACCATGGGGTGCTGATATCGATAATATAAACAAAGTGGATATTATGTTTGGTCACTTGGAGATTGAAAGTTTTAAAATGAATAGTTTTAAAACGTGTGACCATGGTGAAAAATCTGCGAGTCTATTATCCAAAGCCGATTTGGTTATGACCGGTCATTTTCATCTACGCGATGAAAGAAAATATAAAGACGGTACGATTGTATATGTAGGAAATCCTTTTGAAATGGATTTTGGAGATGCAGGTAGCACTAAAGGATACTATATACTCGATATACCATCACAAACATATTCATTTTACGAAAATGAATTATCACCTAGGCACAAGAAAGTAACATTAACGGAGTTGACTGCACATAAGAGTTTGAGTGGTGACGATGTAAAGAAACTTGTTAACAACAGTATTATTAAACTCGTTATCGATAAGAAAGCAAAAGAGGCGGGTATTGAAGCACTAATTAAAAAAATGAATGCATTTAATCCTTTTTCATTTTCTGTTGATTATTCACTCTACGATAATTCTATCACAGTAGATGATCAAAATTACGAAACGACAGGTGTTGATATGCAAAAGACAATAGAAGAATTTGTAAACGTGCTTGATATTGAGAATAAGAGTAAGATAATTACGTATTGCTTAGATTTGTATAGGCGTGCTTGTAATATATGAAATATATAAATTTTAATAATGTCAAAATACAGAACTTTCTGTCTGTAGGTAATGTACCAGTTGAGGTTGATTTTCAGCGCGGACTTCACATTATTACTGGAATAAATAAAGATAAGGAAGATAGACGCAACGGTGTCGGAAAATCGACAATTGCTGACGCTATTTACTTTGCTGTTTTTGGTGAAACATTACGTGAACTCAAGAAAGAACATATTATTAATAATATTAATAAGAAGAATTGCGAGGTGGTTTTGGGTGCAACCATCAAACACTTTGACAAAACCGAGAATATCGTCATTAGACGAACATTAGAGCCATCTAAGTGTTTTATTACAATAAATGGTGAAGATAAGACGCGTGATAGTATATCAAATACGAATGCATTTATAATGCAGAAATTTAATTGTACACCTGAAATATTTCAAAATTGTGTTATTATGACCATAAACAATACAACACCGTTTATGGCAAAAAAGAAACAAGAGAAGAGGCGGTTTATTGAAGATATTTTTAATCTCAGTGTGTTTAGTGAGATGTTAGCTCTTCTTAAGATTGATATTGCTGAAAAAAAGAAAGACTTTGATGTGCTGTCAACACGATATGAAGAAGCAACGCGTGCATTGAATATTCTTAACACACAACAAGAAGAAACTGTTAGTAAGCGCGAAGAAAAACGAGAAAAGTATAAAACTCGTCAAAGCAATAACGACAACGAAATTAAATTAATTAATAATAAACTCGCATCCTTTACACAAAAAAGTACGACTGATCTTCAAGAAAAAATAACAAAATTGAGCGATGGGCTAAAGAAGCTTGATACCACGCTACAGTCTATCAGGCATCAAAAGAGTGAAAAGCAAACGCTTATAACTCAACTTGAAAAACAAATTAAAAACGTTATTTCTGGTAAAGATAAATGTCCGTCTTGTTTACGTGTTATAAAAGACAATGATAAAACGCACATTGAAGAAGAGAAGAAAAAACTTACTGCACTTATAAGCGACCATGAGGCGTTTATTGACAATCAAAGTATTAAAGAACGTCAGATAATAACAAAACAAACTGAAGTAAAGCAAACGGTAAGAACTCTTGAAAGTGAAATTCATAAAATTGCTTTAGAGGAAAAAGATATTAATAGTCTTAACGATCGTTTAACTCAGCTAAAAGAATGGCAAAAGATGCTCATACAAGACTTAAATGATCTTGAAACAACATCATTATCATTTGATAGCGCAATTGCTGATCAAAAAAATAAATGCACACAACTACAGACCGAGCTCGATCAACTTAAAGAAGTATTGAGTGATTATGATGTAGCTAAGTTTGTAGTATCTGAAGAGGGTGTTAAATCATATATCGTTACTAAGATCTTGCAGCTGTTTAATGCAAAACTCGCCTATTATCTAGGTAAGATGGACGCAAATTGTAAATGTGAATTTAACGAATAC